TCCTTTCCCCAAACCATCATAATATGGATGAGCATCTACTTTACTATGCATAAAAGAAAGTCCCTCAAGTAGAGCAGGATGATTACTACGGTTAACAATTATTGCACTATTTTCAATATTTACACTATCATTACGACGATCCACATGCATTGAAATTCCATCAGGAGCATATATTGTACCAAGCTTACCTGTAAGTATCATATCCATATCAAGATAGATACACCCCTCCCCGAATGAAATACCGTGATTCTTTGTATTATATGTGCACCTGAATATCTCTCCTGCTTTTAATAAGGCTAAATTTCTGAAGAAATCAAACCATGCATGATTTCTTTTCTTTGCATACATAGAAATCAAAGAATCCTGCGCCTTTGAAATTTCCCTCAGCTCTTTCTCTAACAGATTCAACAAGTATTCATCTCTTTTGTCTTCAGTTCGTAACCTTTGTTCACATATAATATCATGATAAATATCTGATAGTTTTCTGTCATACATACTGAAGTCAACATCTTCCCGATAGATTATCATTACATTTTCAAAATCTCGTTCCAATTTTGAAAAAGCAGTCTTTTGGTTGACTGAAAAATCGCCATCAACAAAAATACCTATCATACGATCACTCTCTATCCTTGCCGCATTTGTGACATTATCTAAATAGGGATGCTGCTTAGTATTAACTATTGGAACCTCATCTTTCTTATATCGTTCAGGATTAGGTTCAAACCACTGAAAAAGAATAGGCGTTTTTTCATCAATGACCTTTAACTCATATTCCTTTCCTGCAAAAGAAACCGTTTGACAGGGTGAACTCTGCACTATATTTACTGAGTTATGGAAAGTTGTCCTTATCGGTGAAAGCATTCGTCGTCCTGTTTATCCATATTTTCTTCACAACTAACTCTTTAATCTATTAATTATATTGGCATACTCAACCACAAAACCTCCAGCAGTTTTGCCATCTTTGCTTTCCTAACAAACATCCACCGGACATGACAACAAAAACCGGAGCCGGACTCCGGTTTTGTGAAGCTGTCGGGTTACTTCATCCCGCCAATATTTTCCCACGTCCCGTCAGCACGCAGGATTTGCAGCGGTCTTACCACACACTGTATCTGCTTTTTATCTGCATCCAGTATCACCACCTGTGTGATTACCCTGTCCTGCTCCGGAATAATGCCATTCTCATCTGACTCCAGAATGTCTGCCGGTCCCAGTCGCAATTGTGCTGTAAGTGACCGTCCGTTTTCACAGTCATCATGCTTTCCGCAACCGCACAGACTCTGCATAAGCTTTCTCAAAATATTCATGTCATTCTCCAGTTCTGCCTGTATCACTGCCCACTTCATCCAGTCCCTTAACATCCTGCCATGGCCCGTCACCAAATCTGACCTGCAAATGCTGAAACATCCCCTGAACCTGTGTGGCATCTTTGGGGTCAAGAAAGGTCAGTCCGGTGATGAGCGTACCATCTGTACCCGGGAACCAGCCATAGCTGTTTGTCTCAATAATTCTCATCGGCCCCAGACGGAACCGTATTTGTGTCTCCCCCGGGTCGCCCTTCGCCCCCTGAGGTCCGGTAGCCCCCACCGGGCCAGCCGCACCTGTTTCCCCTTTCGGTCCCTGCGGTCCTGCCGGACCTGTTGCCCCGGTATCTCCCTTTGGCCCCTGTGGACCTGTACTTCCTGTCAGACCGGTCTCTCCCCGCTCTCCCCTGTCGCCTTTCGGCCCCTGCGGACCTGCCGGACCTGTATCTCCTCCCGGTCCCCGTTCACCGGTTGCCCCTGCCGGACCGGTGTCTCCACGCTCTCCTTTATCTCCCTTCGGCCCCTGAGGACCCGCGGGACCCGGTTCCCCCTTTGGTCCGGGAGGCCCCACCACGGTGGGAATTCTGTTTACGGCGTCTTCCGCCGCTATTCTGCTTTGTTCCGCTGACTGTGCGCTTTCTGCTGATTCCCGGGCTTTTTCTGTTGCGGTCGTTGCATCCCTGGCTGCATTACCGGCTGCACTTTCTGCCGTCTTTTTTGACAACTCGGCATCTGTTGCACTTTGTAATGACTCACTGGCTTTTTGAGCGGCCTCAGAGGCTGAGGACGAGGACGCTTCCTCTGACTTCTTTGCAGAGGCTGCACTTTCTGCCGCCTGCCGGGCTGACTCCGATGCATCCTCTGCTGAAGTATCAGCATTTGCGGCGCTCGCTTCCGCCTTACTGGCTGATATGCCGGCATTCCTCGCGGACGTCTCTGCTTCTCCGGCATTCTTCTTCGCCTCCTCTGCGTGACGCGCTGCTTCTTCCACCATCTGTTCAAAACGACGCAGTGCCTCCGGACGGGCATCATCCTCCGTCATGGCACCGAGAAAATCATTCAGCGTACCCGGTTGAGAATCTTCATACACGGAGATGGTCCCGGCATGTGATGGCGGGAATCCCTCCACCAACAGAGTGACGCTGTACTGACCATACTCGACGTCCATGCTGTAACGCCCTGCCTCATCCGGATTTTCAGAGGCCACCGTGTTCACCACCACCGTGGTGCTGTTACGTCTGGCTTTCAGTTGAATGGTGCAGTTCTGTATTGGTTTTCCCGCACCATCTTTCAGCACGCCTGATATTTGTACTGCTGCCATACCCACTCCACAAAAAAGCCCGCCTGAACCGGCGGGCTGTCATAACGCTGTGTTACTAATCAAAATTTATAACCGACACCCACGATGAAACCGTCAGTGCGCCAGTCACCGCTGCCGGAGCCTTCATAAGCGACATCAACGGCCACTGATTCGGTCGGGTTAAACTGCACGCCAGCCCCCCACGCCAGAGATGTGTTGCTGTAGCGAGCGTCATCACTTCCGGTCAGCACGTCGTGCGTTTTCCTCTTGTTGTCAGTTACGCGGAAATAATCCCCGGAAAAAGTCGACACACGGCTGTAAGCCACACCCGCCATCGCATACGCACTGAACCATTCATTCACACGCACAGACGGCCCTGCCATCACGCTGAACCAGCGGTTACGCACGTAATCCTCATGCCAGCGGGTATCGCTGTAATGCGTTTTTTGCTCATCTTCGGCGTTGGCATAACTGAAGGACGTAATCAGCCCCAGTGTGTCCGTAAACTCATAACGGTATTTCACGTTAATCCCGTTCAGATCATCGCTGCCGGGAGCGTCCGTACTGGCATGAAGATATCCTGCGCTCAGCGTGGACTGATGCTCAGACGCCCATGCAGGCACACCGGATACGGCCAGACAAATGGCTGCGGACAAAATTGCTGCACAAACTTTACGCATAATTACCTCCCGATTTTCTGCAATAAAAAAGGCGCCATTTCTGGCGCCCGTTATTAGGGTTATAAATATTTCAACGGATACTGATGCCGGAAGCCGCTTTTTTGGTCACAATCACCGTACAGTCGGTGATATTACCTGCCCGCTGATTGCCTTTATGGAAAACCTTAAACTCCAGAGTGACGCTTCCCCTGCCACTCGGCATATCAATAACCGCACTGTAGCTACCGGGAATGGCCCCTTTAGTTTCTCTGGATGCGATTAATACACCGTTTTTGCGAACTTCAAAACCATAACCCGTGTATCTTGTACCTCCCGGGTTATTACCACTTCCCGGATCGCTATACGCTATTCCGTTAAAGATAATGGGCGGAATAATGATTTGACGGTCAAAGTTATGATCATCGCTGATGGTGACTGTAACCGTCCCGTTTGGTGTTTCCGTGTTACCCCACGTACCAGCCTGTTTCGGAAATGATTTGGATACAGCTTTAACGAAGTCACCTCTGACCTGAGTCGCCTCCAGCATGCCCTTAATCGTACAGTTTTCATTTACCGTGACGTTGTTGAGCGTCCCGGAGTTCGCATTCACACTGCCACTGATATCCGCATTTTTAGCGGTCAGCTTTCCGTCTGATGTCAGGGAAAATACCGGTGGATTTCCACCGCTGGTAATGGTGGGGGCCGTCAGGCGCTTCAGGAACACGTCGTTCATGAATATCTGGTTGCCCTGCGCCACAAACATCGGCGTTTCATTCCCGTTTGCCGGGTCAATAAACGCGATACGATTGGCGGCAACCAGAAACTGGCTCAGCTTGCCTTCCTCCGTGTCCTCCATGCTGAGGCCAATACCCGCGACATAATGTTTGCCGTCTTTGGTCTGCTCAATTTTGACGCCCCACATGGCATTCCATTTATCGTTAGCGTCCTTCCACTCTTTCGAAAACTCATCCAGTCTGCTGGCGTTATCCTCCGTCAGATCGACTTTTTCCAGCAGCTCCTTGCCGAGATGAGATTCGGTTATCTTGCCTTTGAAAAAATCCAGATAACCTTCCGCATCATCGCTCGCCCGACCGACGGCCTCCACGA